TGGATGGTGAGCGGGCCGGTGGGCGTGGGGGACGGGGTGGTGGTTGCCGCCGGGGTCTCAATGGCTGGCTGCTCCGGTTCCTGGTTCCAGACAATTTCGATCAGTGCAACCAGCGCCAACAAAAAGAATAGGTATACGGTAGTCACGATCAGTTGCTTTTTCATAGGCTCGCTGCCACCAGAATAGCCAGCACCAGCGCCGCTCCGGCAACCACCGCCAGTTGTACCCGCTGGGCCATCGCCTGCGCCTGCTGTACCCGGCGGCGGTAGGCCCGGTAGCTGTACGCCTTTGCGCGCCTGTCGCGCTCGGCCTGATGATTCATTCTGTCGTCACCTCCTTGTATGGGACGCCGACGATCTCGCAGACCTCCCGGCCTGTAAAATGAAGCACCCGTGCCATCAAGGCGAAATCCTGTAGGGGCGTCGTCTGAAACGACTTTTTCTTTCTGCGCAGATATGTAACAGGAACGATGCCCAAACGGTTGGCAACATCTATGTCATATTTCAGGTCGTTCTCAAATTTGGCTTTTTCGAGTGCCCGCATCAGCGCCTTTTCTCTGCGCTGCTGGTCTGTCATTCTCAATTTTGGCATTCTGATTCCTCCTTTTTACAGATGCCGCTCCGCAAAATCCTGTACGGACAGCCCGGAGGCGGCGTACAGCTCACAGAGCTGCCACAGCTCCAGTTCCGTGTAGTTGGCCGGGTCAAATTCCTTCCCGGCCAGCTCCGCCGCCATCTGGAGGCAGGCGGTAAAGAGCGGGAGATAGCCGCCTGAGCCGCCCCGTCCTCCATGAAGGCGTTCGTGCTCGTCCCAGGTCATCCCGTAATAGGCGCGGCACAGGTCGTCCATGACGTGCCGCGCGGCGGTAAAGCGGTTCTCAATTTCATCTTTCTTGTTCGGCATAATTTTTCCTCCTTGCCAGTTGACAGGCTCGAAGGAAAGTAGTACACTTGTTCCATCAAGCCTAGTCGGTGTGGTCGATTAGGTTTGCAGCCCTCGTCGGTGTTCCCCCACCGGCGGGGGCGTTTTTTGTTGTCCCCCTTTTTGCCCCGTGGTATCATAAGGGCGGAGAGGGGGTGATTTTATGGAGAATCCTGTGAAGTCAGTCGCCATAACAGGGCGATGTGAATATGCCGGAAGGGTTGTCCCGGTTGTCTGCACCTATTCCAACGGCATCCTCATATCCGTCGAGTGCCCTAAAAACGGGTGCAAGTTTTCTTCCCGGTGCAAATTGGTTCAAGATGTCCCGCGTTCTCTTTCTGACACCTCTGACACATAACCGCGCATACACCCGGCTTTTCGCCGTCGGCGCATCCTATGTACTGCGCCGCCGCATCCGCCATGGCTCTGCACAAGCCCATCGTCCACGAGAGATCTGGCTCTGCCATGTCCTTCAGCTCCACCACCGCCCCGCCGCCGTGGCGGCAGGCCATGTTGATTACCGCCGAAATATGCTCCAGCAGATAGGCCCCGCAGAACGGATGTTCCCGCTCCATCTCTTTTGTGTTTCCAAATTCTGAAACGATCCGCTCCTGGTCTTGCCCACCAGGGGCGGTATTTTTGCTCTCCAATCTGTTTCACCCCCTCTTTTGCGTGGAGCTTGGGGTAGCCAGACACATAATGATTTGGTATGATAGGGGCGCAAACGCGGCAGCTTCCACCTGCCACCCGCATTGAAAAGCGTAAAAATCTATGACGGCCAACACTGTCGCCAACCAGGTTGGCCTGATTTTCATACCGTTTTAGGAGTGATTACTGTGTCTGACTACCCAAAGCCCCACGTTGATGATGAGTGGACTCAGGACATCGCGGAAGATTACCGGAACTCCCGGAGCGATGAGGAGCGCCGCCGGATCCTGCTTGCGGCCGGATACGATAAGGCCCATGAATCAGAAGTCAAGCGGCTGTTCGATGAACCGTTAGAGCTTGAAAATAGAATAAAAGACGAGAAAAAGAAGGCCATGATAGAAAAACTGAAACGCCGCTGGAAACCTATCGTAGGGATATTCAGCGCAGTCATTGGCATTCTCACCTTTTTCAGCCTTCTCCCTGGAGCGCGGGACGGGTTTCTTTGGCTCATGGATCGTATCCGCTCCAGCTTTTGAGCTGTCCAGTTTGCTCCAGCTTCTGAAAAAGAAAAACAGATGTCCCATAGCGCCGAGAAAACAGCCGAGCCTACTGATTGCCTCGATAGCATCAAGGGCGGTCAATCAATCACCCCCTTCCTATCAGTCCGTTTTATCGGACTTCGCTTGTGGTATTCTCGTAGAGAGCATCAACAGAAACACCAAGTACATGAGCAAGGCGCGGAAGAACTGTGCTCGGAGGTTTTCGATCTCCGGTCTCCCACATAGTTACGGTGCTCGGGCTTTTCAAATCCAGCCGAAACGCAAGCTGGGCCTGGGTTAATCCGGCGGACTGCCGTAGCTCTTTGATTCGGAAACAGGTACCCAAATTCTCACCTCCAAATTCTCGTTGTGTGAACTATTATATTCTCATATCGTGATTTTATCAAGCTGGCAAATTTGCTAAAAATCTCTTTTTGTGATTGTGCTTGATTATTCACATTTTGTGATATATAGTGTAAGCGAGGTGGTCAAAGTGAGAATCCAAGAGATACGAAAAAGTAAAGGAATAAAGCAGAAGGAATTGGCCGCCAAGCTTGGGATTGCGGCTAATACATTGAGCCAGTACGAAACAGGTAATAGAGAGCCAGACCTTGAAACCATCAAAAGGATTGCGCTCGTATTAGAAGTTACTGTGGACGAACTCCTTGACGCAAAAACAAAAGCGCCCACCCTTACCAAGAAGGATGAGCGCGATATTGAAAAAAAGTTAGCGGACATTTTAGCAGATCTGGAGAGCGGGCAGGACGGGCTTATGTTTTCAGGCGAATCCATTGATCCGACAACCCGCGAGCTCCTAGCAGATTCTCTCCGTAACAGTATGGAAATGGGTAAGAAACTTGCCAAGCAAAAGTATACGCCGAAAAAATACCGTAAGGAGGATTAGCGGTGGATACCAAAGTGATTGCCGAAGCGATGTGCCGTAAATACGAAACGCGCAACCCGTTCGATTTGGCGGCATCACTAGGTATTATTGTGCTCCATGAGCCTTTGGGCGAAATTTTGGGGTATTATAACCGCTGTTACAAGCAGAAGTTCATACATATCAATGAGGAGCTGGATGGGTATCTCGCTACATTCACCTGTGCCCATGAGGTGGCTCATGCTATTCTGCATCCGAATCTAAGTACGCCGTTTTTGAGGGCACATACAAGATTTTCGGTTGAGAAATTCGAGAATGAAGCTGATCGTTTCGCGCTTGATTTTCTGTATGATGACAATGAACTTCTTCCATTTTTAGAGCGCACAATTTCAGATGCCGCGGCCTATATGGGAGTTCCGCAACGTCTCGCTAAATATCGTATGGGCACGATCAGTTTGTTCTAATTGCCGGGAACAAAGAGGGTTAAAATACAGTTTATGGAGAATAAAATCGAAAAAGATAAAGAAGGTTATCTGCCAAATTATATATTTCTGTTCTCTATTGCCTATCTAATTTCCGCTTTTATTGGAGCTTTCTATTTTCCCTTTATGCAGGAACTTGATTGTACGTTTGCTAATTTTCTTGCTGGGCTAGGTCTTTTCTTTTTCTTTGGTTTCTTACTCTGGCCATTATATTCGTTTTATAATCCTTTTACGTTTATTGTATTTTCCACACTAGCGTTTTTGCTCATAAATGGGGCATTTGAAGCGATCATAGGGTCTGATCGAAAGGGTGGGGATATTCCTTTGGATGAAAAAGGTCTGCTAAAGCGCCTTAAAAGGGCGAGAATACTTTTTGCGTGCTCTGTTGTTGTTATATTGATTATAACTGGGGTGTTTATTTATAGCAGGGGAAATCTATTAAATAAAATTGATTCTATGCAAACGGAATTAGATGTAATTGAAGAAAATTATGAACGGCTCAAAGAACAGTATAACGATATAAGGTCTCAAAAAAATGAAATGCAGTCAGAATTGAATTTCTGGCAGGACTACGCTGTTATCACAACCGAATATGGAGAAAAATACCACACTTACGGATGCCAGTACATAGAAGGACGCGATTTTTGGATTTACAATATTGCGGCTGCAATCGGCAGGGGATATGAACCCTGCTCCGTCTGCAACCCGCCGAGGCCATAAAAAGAGCCGCCCCAGGAGAGGTGGCTTGACAATCGAGGAGGTTTTACATATGTTGGATGAAAAAGATTTGCAGGCAATCGCAGAAATCATGGATTCTAAAATCGGAGCATCCGAAAAAAGAATGGCGCAGCTTATGGCACAGCAAAGACGAGATATCATGCAGGACGTAAAAACTCTGCTTGATACAGAAGTTCAAACGAAATTCAATCTGCTGGCCGAAGGTCAAGAGGAAATCCTGCGCCGGATGCCCAGCGAAGACGATATGGACATCATTGACGGACGGCTGGATACGTTAGAGGCCATCGCCAGAAAGCACTCCCGTGAAATTGAGGAGCTGAAAAAAGCGCAATAAAATACCGCCCCCGGTACTCGCAATACCGGAGGCGGCTCAAGGGCAGATGCTTGTAGGCGCTCCGCTCCTTCATTTTATCGGAATGGAGGGAATTTGTCAATGAAAGTTCCAAAGGCCAGGAAACTCTCGTCCGGGAAATGGTTTATACAGCTCCGCCTCGGCGGAGAGAGTATTCCGGTAACGGCCAGCACAGAAAAGGAGTGTACCCGGCAGGCTCAAGCGGTAAAAGCAGAGTATCTGGTTGGTAAGAGAGCCCCGAAGAACCCGGAGGAAACAGACTCCCCGACATTGAACGAGGCCATAGACCGCTACATATCGGCTCGGGACAATACCCTGTCCCCTCTGACTGTGCGGGGATACCGAACCATTCAAAAGCACCGGTTCAGGAGCACACTGTCCCGCAGGCTGGACGAAATACCGGAGTCCGAGTGGCAGGTCATTGTAAATCAGGAGGCCGCCCTATGCTCTCCTAAAACACTGAAAAACGCCTGGGGATTTATTCGAAGCGTCGTAGAGGACGCCACCGGGAAAAAGCTGCCGGCGATTACCCTTCCGGTTCAGATCCCAGCCGAAAAGCCATTTCTTTCACCTGATGAAATAAAAAAATTTGTCTCCGCTGTCAAGGATACGAAATATGCGGTTCCCTGCCTGTTGGCTTTATGCTCTCTCCGTGTATCAGAAATTCAAGCCTTAAAGTGGCAGAACATACCGCAGAATCCGAAATTCATCCGCGTATCCGGCGCGGTAGTCTTGAACGAGGACAACAAGTATATTGAAAAGCGCCAGAACAAAAATGTTACCTCAACCCGCAAGGTCCCCATCATGATTCCAGAACTGGCAACGGCGCTGGAGCGTGACCGGAAACCATCCGGCCCGGTGCTGGAGATACATCAAAACAGCCTTCGGTGCGCCATCAAAAAGATTTGCAGCGCGAATGGGCTTCCGAATGTCGGAGTCCATGGCCTCCGGCACAGCTTCGCCTCCCTGGCCTACCACCTCCAGATTCCGGATAAAATCGCAATGGAAATCGGAGGTTGGGCTGACGCCACAACCATGCATAAAATCTATACCCACATTGCCAAGTCGGACATAGCTCGCTATGAGACGGCCCTGAGTGCATTCTATCGCAGCGAAGAAAATGCTAACAAAAATGCTAATGAAGAATAAGCATCATTGTGGCACAATGGTTTTAACGATTTATACGGGGGTTCGAATCCTTCACCCGCTGCCAAAGCTCCGAAGCCTTTAGTGATAAGGGTTTCGGAGTTTTTCTTTATTTTTCAATGGTTTGCAGGTGTTTTTGAAGTTTCATAAATGAGAGCTACGATAACAAGTCAGATACTTAAAAATACCCTTTTGAAAAAGAAAATGCTAACAAAAATGCTAACGGATTTTCAAATGACATAGATAAGAGAACACCGCCCCTTAATAGGGCGGTGCTCTTCTTGTCGGCTTTATCAATCCCGTTCTAGCCCGGGTATATTTTCAAGCCGTACTCTTACTATTAGAACTACGAAATATAATGACTTAAAGCAGGATATTGCCTAAATATACAACAACGGCCCTTTTGTGCTCAAGAGTTCTGCTGCATTTCTTTTGTGAGATCAACAAATGGTAAATTGTAGGAAGGATAAGGAGAAAAATTGGTGAGCGTAGCAATTGCCACCCGTACATATCCTAGCAACAATGCCGGGGCGTTCTGTGATAACAGGCGTTCTAGCCTTTCCCCATCAAAAGTCCCAGGTTTCCATCTGAAATCAGCTCCATATGAGACTGCTGCATAAAAGGGATACTTTTTTGTCTTTTCTCCCACTAACACTTCTATTTCTACATAGGCAGTCGAGGCATCATCGTCTACACACCTTCGTGTACTGATGCTGGCGGGCATCTCGATTCCTCCGTCCTCATTTTGAAATCCTTCGTTTACTTGAAAGACTGCCTTTCTCATCACTGGAGTCTTAAATTGAAATGCGCTCGACTGCATATGTCTTTCACCTCAGTTTTATGCACAATCTTGAAACTCCGCCTCATGATACGAGAGGTTTGCAGGGCATTGTTCCGAATAGAAGTCCCGTTTCCCGCTCCATCTCTCACTGTGCAGCGGAAAGTACTCAATCGGTTTGAGCCTAGCTATGCCCCTGTAAGGGAGAGAACACTCCCTGGAACAAGGAGAATATATGTCAGTAAATACCGATTTCTCAGGCACCACAGGACTGAGAATTACGCCTTCTTCTGTTTCTTCTATAGAAAGCATTCTGTCGATTTCCTGTAAAAAGGCATCTCTGCGGGTGGCTGCAACCGGGTCTGGAGCTTTAAGCTGCTTACGGAAACACTCGCTCTCATTCCGGTTTAGCACAATCTTTCCGCTTTCATAGAACGGCATACCATTCCCTCCTTTTCACTTCAATCGAGCAAGCTGTCACAGTACGCTTTAAGCGTTTCTGCGTCGCAAAAATCCATGTACATAGCAACTGTTTCCGTATTCCTGTTCAACTCTGCATCTTCGTACACTTTAAAGCCCCGATTCTGATACCAAGAGACCTTTTCTCTCAATGCGTCCAATGCCAAAAATCGAATAGGTATCGACGTGCTATATTTATTCGCCCATTTGGTAATATATTCTAATACAGCCGTTCCATTACCGCGATTTTGATATTTTAAATCAATCGCCAGATAGTCAACTTTAACCGCAGAATACTTGTTCTCAACAGAATCTACATTATAATCTTCATCTTCATAATCGAAAGTCGCAATACTGACCCTATAATGCCCGATTACGGCATCCTCTATACAGATCTCATAAGCATACGCCTGTTTTAATAACGACAAATAATATCCGTCTCTAATCTTTTTGTTGATGCTCCCATTTCCGCAGTTGAAGCCCTCCAGGTCAGGCTCCGCCTGAACTCTTTTAATCAAAAGTCTGTCCACTACAAACACCCGGCACTTTTTCTAAACTGGCTCTTTTCTGCTTGTTGTTTATTATCTTACAACAAAACATTCCAGTTTGTCTATTGCCTTTTAACACAAAAATAAAAAGGTGGGCTCTCCTGCTGTATCCCGCAACAAGTTTGCCCACCCAAGCACGCATATGTTTTACAATCTCACAGAACATCAGATGTGGATCTTTACCACCAGCCCCAGCCGTGCCATGGGGCATCGCTGATGGTGTCCTCATCGTATCCCGCCGCGTAATAGTATTTATCCTTCACCTCGTCGCTTACATTCATCTGGTCGATCACATTGAGAACTTTTTTCTTTTTAGAGCCCGGTATGGTTTTTCCATTCTCGTCCTTGTCGCCCTCAATGTCCACAGTGGCCGCACGGAACAAAATGTAATCTTCCGGGGATAGGTCGCTCTGCGCAGCCGTTTTTACCCATCCGTCCAGCCTGTAGCTGCTGATCTCAGACTTTGTGGTCTTGTCCGCATACTCATAAACGCTGTCAATTACAAACGCCTTATCGGTATCGCTCATGCTCCGGTACGTCGGGTTGTCTATGATGTTCCCCAGCATTTCAAACTGCATCTGCCCCCGCTTGGTGGCGTACTGCTCGTATTTCTCCTTGCTTAGGTCAATCCGCTCCCCGTCCACGGTGATGTAGCGTTCCGGGCGGCTTGGTACAACGGTCTTGTCTCCCGTCTGGTCATAAATCATCTGTATCTCCTCGTCCACCGACGTCACCTGCTTGTTGGAGGTATAGGCCGGATTGAGGAAATTGTTTGCCATGCGCAGCCAGAGGGGCCCGCTGCTGTCCTCCCTGCCCCATGCGTCGATGTAGGGCATCTGCTGGTAGTCCCATCCGGGTATCCTGGCGCTGGCCCGGCCAATGGCATACTGGAGATCGGTTGGCAGCCGCAGGTTCTTGTCGGTGTAGGTGGTCATGCGCACGTCCTCGGCGGAGCGCTCAATCTGTCCGCCAAAGGTGGGGATTGGCTGCGTGAAGTAGCTGACCAGCGCGGAGGAGACCAACGCCCCCAGCTTGTTCTCCGAGAAAGAAACACTGTCAATTACATCGTTGAGGGACTGGAGCATGGACAGCTCCAGCATGGGGTCGGAGATGGACTTCAGGGCGGTGGAAATGCTCTCCGCCGTGTTTCCCCCCTGTCCCATGGAGTCCATCAGCTCCACGCCCATGAAGAAGGGCAGGGCCTCCGGGGCCAGCCAGTCCAGCGTGACATTCCCGCCGCCGGGCAGGTTCAGCGCGTAATTCTGTACGCCCGTCAGGTCGTTGATGGCGTCCTGCCCCTCGTCGTCCCCGCCGCCGCTGGTGACAATCCCCTGGGCGAACAGGTACGCGCCCAGCGCCATGAGCCCCGAGCCGGTGAGTCCGGAGGCGATGTGGTCGATGGCCTCCGCTCCCGTCATCCCGCCGCGCTTTACCTGTATCAGATCGTAGGTCAGGGCCTTTGCCAGCCCGGCCGGGCTGTACTCCATGCCCCGCACCAGGATATTGGCCGGGGTGCGCTTGAAGGGCAGTACGGCCTCACCGGCGGGCCCTAGGGCGCGGGCGATCTGCACCACCTTATCCGATACCATATTCCGATCCTGATAGGTGGCTTTCAGCGCCTCCCGTCCCGCGTAGTCCCGCGCCCGGCTGAGAATCTGTGCGTCCACCGTGTTGTTCCGCATCTGCTCCGCTGTCACGCCGTTGGATTGGAGATAGCCGGCCAAAGCGTCGGCGTAGGTGATACGCTTGAAAATGGCGTCCTCCGCCTCCAGGGCCCAGGAGTTTATCTTGCGGCCCGCCTCCAGAGGGGCGGTTCGGAAAATACGGCGGCGGCTGTTGATTTCCGTTCGAATGTCGTCATACTTGTTCCCGGAAAGCACGTCCTGCGCGTTTGCCCAATCGGCCCACGCAGCCTTATAGAGCGCGGGATTGGCCGCGAACGACTTGGTGCGTCCCAGCCTTCCGCCACTGACCTTGGAGACCCCCGCCTCGATGGTTGCCGCCACCCGGTCCTTTGTCCAGCGCAGCGGCTGGAATCCGACGTTGCCCACGATGTTTCGGATGTGCGTCCTTGGGTTAAAGAGCATCGCCATATACCGCCAGGCGTTCCACTTATCCTTCCATTTGGCGGGCACCTGGTCAGCCACGTTCTGATAGATTTTGTCCAGCACCTCGTCCCGGCCCGCCTGGGCGGTCTGCTGGTTGAACTCCTCAATCAACGACGGGTCAATGGTGATATCCAAATCCTTGTAGTTTTTCTGGATGGTCTTTTCGAGCTCGCTCACCACGCGCTTGGCGGCGTAGAGCTGGTCACTGGGAGCCAGCTTGCGCAGGATGGAGGCCGCCTGTACCGCCTGCCCGGCGGTGGTCTCCATCTGCGCGTAGAGGGAAAGCAACTCCGCCGTGGCCTTCCCGTCTCCCGCGTTGGCGGCGTTGATAAGGAGCTGCTGGCCCAGGGTAGCGATGTCTTTGGACACGACGCCCTTGCGTACCTGGGCAGAAAACTCCTCCAGCGCCCTTTGATAGCCCTTCTCCTCAATCGTCCGCACCGCCCGGTCAGTGGAAGCCAGGTCGCTCCGGCGGTCATAGGACAACTCCCCGCGCAGCACCATGTTCTGGATGTCCCCCACCACCTCGTCAGGGATGGCTTTTGCACCCATGGCGGTGGAGGCGGTCTTGCGGATGCGGCGGCCCTGAGGATCTGTGGTCGGCACGTCCACCGGACGGGCCGCGTTGGCCCCTTCGGGGAAGAACTCGCTCCTGGTGCCCTGGAACTCCGACCATGGGTCGAAGCCCTTCCGCGCCGCGCCCACCGAGCTCTCCGGGCCCTGCGCCTGGGTCGGCCCGGCGCCGGTCTGGTTCTCCACCGGCTGCCTCGCACCCTCCATGATAGTATCCAGCTCTTGGATGTACGCATCGTAATCCTGGAACACTCCGGCGAACTGTGCCCGCGCGTTCTCCGGATCTGCTTTGTAGTAGCCCCAGACCAGGGCATTGAGTTCGTCATAAACGGTGTCCAGCTCTTCCATGGACAGATCAAACAATGTCTTTCCTGGATATCTGCTTTCAATTACAACGTCCAGAACCCCAGTCGGATCTCCTGTATATGCTATACGTTCACCTACCGTATCCACAAAGCTGCGGTAAGCTTCATTGCCGCGCTGTTTTAGTGCATGGATAATCTCGTGGTTAGGGACAACGGCGGACAACTCCTCCGGGATGGCATCCGAAAGATAAATTACTCCATCCGATGTAAGTCCGAGCGTATTCGGCCTGTGTGCTTTTATGACACTATCCTCTACAACAACCGCATCAGGTGTATAGGCTTTTGCCTGTCCAAGCGCACGATTTACAGCAGGTGAAGAAGGGTTTTCGACTATGTGCCCCCTGGCCCATTCTCCGATTCTTGCTTGCCCCGCTGCGCCGCTTTCTCCACGGTATACTGCTCCAGCCGTTTCCGGTATCTGTCCATCTCTTCCGCCGTGTATACCCGCTTCTTCGGCTTGAAGCCGTATAGTCCCTCCACGACCTGTTCCCAGGTCAGATGCTTGTCTTCGCTCATGCGTTACGCCTCCGTCTGCCCATTCAGCCGTTTCTCGGTTCTCTCTTCCATCAGTTTGTGAAGATGCTCTTTCTCCTCCAGTGTAAGTTCTCTGACCTCCGCCCCGTACATCTGTTGCATAAACTCCTTGAAGTTCGCGAGCTGTCGCTTCTCCTCCGCCATCATTCACGCCTCCTGTCCGAATATTTTGTGTGCCTCCATCATAGCCCGCCCCGGCTGGATTGTCAACGGCGCTGCGCTGGTAGGCGGGGGAGCCGGGCAGAAAGAGGCCGCTTTTGGCTTCTTCGGCCGTCGGTAAGGTAACGGCCAGCGGATTGCCGCTGGCGTACCGGGCCATGTTCTGGCCTGCCTGGATATTGGCGGTGGCTCTCCGGGCAATGTCCTCGTTGCTCCCGATAGCCCTCCGGGTGGTTCTGATGTCGGATGCCGCATTGGAAATCGCCCCCGGCAGCTCCAGGCCGCCCTGGAGCACTCCGGCGGCCACCGCGCCCATGAGCGCACTCTGCCCGATCTCTCCCAGCGTGGCGTTGGGGGCGTCCGGGTCATAAATGGCCCGTTGCAAATAGGGTGTGAGGGCGGTGGAAAGGGCCTCCTCGCCGCCCTCGCCCGCAATACCCAGGGCCCGGCTGACCAGGGGGCTGGCCTTGACTGCCTCGGCAATCTGCTCCACCTTGCCGCCGCCCAGGCCGGGGATGCCGCCCGCGATGCCCTCAATGGCGGTCTCCAGGGCCCCGGAGGCCGCGCCGAAGGCCAGGGCCTGCCCGGATGTCGCCCCCTCCGCTTTGGCCTGGCTGGCCGCGTTGCCCGCCGCCTGGAGGCCGAACAGCGCCCGGCCCACGTTCTCCCCGCGGGAAATCGCCTGGGCGGCGTTGAGCCCCTTCCCTGCTGCGGACACGGCCTTGGACGCGCCGATACCGGGGAGCATCTGCACGATGGCCTGTCCGATGCCAGTTACATTCTCCGCCCCCTGACTGGGGCGGTATCGCTCACGGATGCTCTCCTCATAGTCCCGCGTGACGCTGTTCTCCAGGAAGGCGTCGGCGTTCCGCCCGGCCCACTCCGATACCGGATTGGGAGCCAGGCCACCAAGAGAACTAATCCCTTGCACTCCCTTATAGAAGCCGCTGCCGATGAAGTCCGTAACGCCCTCACCTGCACCGAGCAGGGCGGCGGCCGCCCGCTCGCTACCATACAGGAACGGGGAGCCCTCCACGCTCACCCCACCCGCCAGGAAGCCCCTCTCTCCCGCTTTGGGCAGGGTCAGGGCTTTCCCCTTGCTCTCAGGCAGCGCGGCGGGCGGCGCGGATTTTACCGTCCGCTGCGCCGGAGCGCGCCCCGCGCCGCTCCCTTGAGAAAACCCGCCTCGGTTTTCAGCCGCAGGAAGCTGGGACACGTATTCACTCCCGCCATAATACGAAGGCCCATATTCCTGATCGATTTCCCGCCGAGACGCCTCTGCCTTTCTCCGAAGAAATTCACTTGCCATCGTGACACCCTACGCTTTCCGATAAGTATATTTCCCGGTTCTCTCGTCGTAACTCTCAATAATTGCGCCCGTATCCACATAGTGCTCCAGTTCAGGATAGGTCAGGCGGCCAAAGCCGGGAACATGAATCCAGTCCGAGGCGGCTTCGTCCGTACGGTTCGTCACCTGCTCACTCCCAGCGGTGGGGCCGCCGCTCTTGGTGGGTTCCCATCCATACATAGCTGTGATCGCGGCGTCGAAGTACCCGTTGGAGCGAAGAACCGACAGCACCTCGTCACCGAAGTAACCGTTCTCCGCCAGCTTCTTCGCCTCAGAGAACGAAAGCTGATTGCCGCTCCTATCCTTTCCCCCACCTATGCTTCTGCCCCGGTTCGCCTGCTGGGCAAGCTGATTCTTATAATAGCTGCCCAGTGCGTTGGCATAATCTTGGGAATACCCCGATTGCTGGAGAAGTTCAGCCGGGGGCATGGTGCCGGTCTGGAGCATATTGTCCACCTGCGCCTGTGCCAGCTCTCTGAGCGCCTGCTCCCGCTCGTAGTTCTGCTGTTCGATGCTCTGCTGCTTCTCCCACTCATAGGGAATGTTGCTGGTGTCCCATCCACGGTCTGCCAGGCCGCCGTAGTCGCCCATTTCCGCCCGCAGAACCGCCTCGTTCAGCGCATCGGTACGCCGCTGGTTCTGAGACGACAGCTCGTCCAGGAACTGCCCGTAGCTGAAATTGCGGTCGGTGTTGTACTGGTTGAGCTGGTTAAGGTATTTGTCGTAGTCGCTCTGTTCCGCCCCCTGGACAACCCCCAGGTTGCTCAAATCCATGTTGTAGTCGTTCAGATACTGGTTGTAGGCCAGTTGGTAGAGGTCTGGAATCTTGTCGGTCAACTGGGCCGCGTAGTAGTTGGACGCCTGGTTGGCGGCGGCGTTGGCATAGGAGGAGGGGATTCCGCCGGAGGCGGCGGCCGCGGCGCCCAGGGCATCCGCCGTGGCCCGCTGGCCCTCCCTGGTGTACTGCTTGCGGTAGTTCTGGTAGAGGGGGTCGGTGGCCGGGTCGTAGGAGAAGTCCGGCCGATCCAGAAGCCCCGCGATCAAATCCTGTATGGTGTCGTCATAGCGGCTTTCATAGGTGGGGGCCGCCTCATACTCGAAGTTCCGGGGCGACATGGGGTCAAGGACAAAGCTGCCGCCATTCCCGCCCCCGGTGTATCCGCCCCAGGAGCTGCGCAGGGCGTCCGCCTGCCGGTGGGCCGCGGCCCTCGCTTCGTCGGTGGTGGCGTTCCGGTAGTCCTGCTTGGTTTTCAGGATGGACATGCCGAAATCCGGGTTCTGCTGGGCCATCGAAAGGTCGGCCTGGGAGAACTGGCCCCAAAGCCCGCTGTCCTGCGCCGACTTCCGGAACTGGTCATAGGTATATCTGCTTTTCGCCATAGGGCTCTCCTTTCTTATTGCCGCCCCGGCCTGCTCTTGAGCTCGCTGCCGGAATAGCTCTCCCGCACCAGGGAATAGAGCCGCCACCCGCCGGTGCCGGAAAAGCGGATGCGGAAGTGGTCGCTTCTGCGGGGGATGATGGGCAGGTAGAAGCTCCGCTTCACCGTGGCGGAGAGGGTGGTCACCTCCCGCCACTCCCCGTCGCTGTCAAACTGCATTTCGATTTTGACCGACGCCCCGGCGTCCAGCTCCATGCGTACCTGGAGCTTGGCGGTGCCCTTCTTGTTGGCGTCGCCCTCGGTGAAGTCGGCAAACTCCGCCATGCTCTCCACCGCGCCCTCTGGTGCGGCGTCCTCCGGCACGGTGCGGGTATTTCCGTTGAGCCACAGCCTGCCGTCCGCCCCCAGGAAGTACAGCTCCGCGTCCCACCCGAAGCCAACGGCCTCCAGACTGTCCTCCTTGTGCCACACGCCTTTTGGGGTGTCGTAGACAAAGAGGGTGTGCCCGCCTGTGCTGTCCTCCAGGGAGACGTAATACTTCACCCCGTCGCTGCCCGCCACGCCGTTGCGGTAGCGGTCTGTCCCGAAGGGGGCGGCGACGCTCTGCGGGATGCCGCCGGAATAGGCCACCACCCCCACCCGGCTCAGATAGTACAGCGTCTCCCCTGCAATGGCGAGACTGGCGTGGCTGCCCGCCTCCACCCCCAGGGACGCGCTGCTCATCACTTGGAAGTTGCTGGGCTTGTCCCCGTAGACCTTGTAGATCTGTTCCTCCTTGAAGAACACCGGGTAGCCCCGGTAGGCAAAGCATCCAGTAAAGTCCCCGGCGCTGCCCACGTCCACCGCATAGGAATCGGTGCTCACCCCGTCGAACACATTCCAGTTGAAAGGGTCGCCCAGCTTGGAGGCGTAGATGGTGTCGCCCTTGCAGCCCCACAGGCGGTTCTCGTTCTCGCACAGGAGGTCCAGCTCGGGCACCTCCCGCCTGACCGTCAGCTCCTCCGTGTCGCCGCCCTTGTTGATGGTGAAGGAGTTTTCATAGAACCGCAGATTGTCCCCATCAATCTCCCGGATGACAATGGTCTGGTTGTTGCTCTCGTGGGTCTTTGCCCCGGATATGGTCACCGCGTCCCCCACCTTGAAGATGGAATCCCAGTCGGCCCCGGAGGCGTAGATGGTGTTGGCCTCGGCCTCCTCTTCCGCGTAGGTGCCGTCCTGAATCTTCGCGCTCCCGCTCCAGCCTGCCTCCAGGCTGCCGAACTCCCCCGTCAGGCGGTTGTAATACGCCTTGTCGGGCAGGATGATGATGTAGGCCCCCAGGGCGGCAAACTGCTTGCGCCCGTCCGCAACGTCGCCCTTTTTCTCTCCTTCGGAATAGAAGCCCGTGCCGTCCACCCAGTACAGCCCGTCCTTTGCATACAGGCCGTTGGGTTTTGCCAGGGTCTCCACCAGATACCGGGGCCGCCGTGCGGAGAGCAGCGGGGCGAGGTCGCTGGTCAGGTTCTTCATGTCCCAAAGCGTCCCGTCTCCGGCGGCCAGCCGGTGGTCATAGCCTCCGAAGCGAGTCTGCCCATACTTACGGATGCCGTCGGCGTGTACCATATCCGGGAGCATGCTCACTCCTCCTTCACGTCCCCGCCGGGCTCCGTATCGCCGGACTGCTGGGAAGCCATCAGCTCCAGGGCCCGGCGCAGCGCCATCCGGCAGGCCGCGACCACGTCCACCGCGTCGCCCCGCACCGGAAGGGCCGCCAGCAAATTGTAGGCGTTATTGATTTCGTTCCGCGCGTCGTTCATACTTGTGCCTCCTTAGTCAAATTGAATTGAGAGAGTCCATCAGATCCAGGAAAATGCTCGCCCGCATCAGGTCGCCCCTGGCCGGGGCGCGGGGGGTAGAGACGGGCGGGTCCATCGCCCGGATCGCGTAGACCGCGTGCTCCACGATTTCAGCGGTAATCGGGTCTCCGGAATAGGCCCGTTCAAAGGCCCCGTACTCCGGTAGTCCCACATAAAGTCGGAAATCGTTGATTCGGTTGCAGAACTGGTTCCACTCATAGGCGGAGATCCGCACCGGACGCCCGGCCCGGATTACAGAAGACCAGCCCCAGTCGTCCGGCCTCTGCGCCGCCGGACTGTCCACCGTAACCGTATCAGAACCGGCCGGCCAGTACGTTCCATCCTTGACCCGCGTGTAGCCCCAAAAATCGTAGGTGCCGGGGTCGTAGCCCACCCACCGCCGGGCTGTGGAGGTGGAGCCCCCGGAGGCGGGGGCCCGCACACTGTCCACTACACCTGAAATACTGCTGGATGAGTGCGTAAACTGATACTTTGTGATGCCAGCCTCCACATAGCCGTTGGCCTGGTTAAAGGCAGAGCCCAGCCCCGTAATCCTCCAGCCAAACTCTTCCTCACCGTCGCTCAGGCTCAAACTTGCCATACTTCCGCCTCCTATGCGAACACGGCTTCCACGTCCAGCCCGTACACATTTGCGTTGCTGAAATCGACGCTGCCGCGTACAGTGGTGGACAGAAAATCCCACGTCGCCAAAGCGCCCGCAGGGGAGGAGAAATCGACGGATGGGGCGCTGCCTGCGAAATAGGAAATCTCCAGCATGTGGTATAGACTACCGTTATACTGACCATACATATTGAAGCTGCCGCCGCCCGCCGCCTGCGGGTATACGCTGAACTCGTTGGCCTTGATGGTGGGGCTTCGGATCTCCGTGGAATCAATGTAAGTCGATTTGATGTAATTGGGCAGCCTGTTTTTGTCGGCCAGATCATAGGCGTCCTGCGCGGTCTGCTCCACATGATCGAAGTCGCCCTGCAACCGGGAGCTGAAGTCGTTGAATGTGATATGCCCGGACAGGTTCAGGTTTGTGGCGTCAATCTGCCCGCCGTCGATGGTGAGGGTGTCCCCTGACGCGTTGGTGATGGTCACCCCATTTGGGGCGATGCGCAGGGTTTGGCTTAGACCGGTCTCAAGGTCGCTGACCGACTGCGTGATGCCGTTCACGGTTACCGTGATGCGGGACAGGTCTCCCTCCGCGTTTGTCAACCGCACCTCCAGCGCCTTGGACGACTGCTGCAATGTGGAGACGTTCCCCTCCAGGTCGCTCACCTGGCTGGTCAAACTGGTGGAGGTTTGCTGTAGAACCGAAATGTTTCCCTCCGCATCCGTCATGCGGGAAATCAACTGCTCCGCTGTCACCGTCAGAGAGGACAGGTTTCCCTCCACGTCCTTGAGCTGGATGTAAACCGGCTCCGTAATCAGGCCCGCAATCTCCTGAAAGGCGGTGTCGTTGAAGTTTTCCCGCCCAAGATTCGCCATTGAGTAGCGAAGCTGCTCCAGCAGCATGTATAGGTAATCGCTCACCATGCGGAACTTCTCATCCGTGCTCTGGTTCCCTATTAAATCCGGGAAACCGGTGTCAGCATTCAGCAGATTACTCGGCATTTGAACCACCCTCCGTTCTATCCGGCGGCTCTGTGGGCAGTTGTTTCAGGGCCTCCGCCAATTTTGTGACGGTTCCATTGCCTCCCAGCGCCTTGTATGCGTGATACATCGCCAACACATTTTCCATCCCATAAATCGGGATGTACTCAAGCTCCATGTAGTGGTTGTACTTGTTGATAATCTCGTTGCGCAGCAGCGCCAGGACGCCATTCACCACGGCCTCGTTCTTAGTGTAATCCACCTTGACGCGCTTTCTTTCACGGGCGGCGACCGCCTCGATAATTGCCACCAAGACCAACGCCGCCCCGGAAATCAGTGGGCCTACCCACTCCATGGGCATCAGCCCTCCTTAGTCAACTGCTTATAGACCTGATTGATACCAGTGGCCGCAAGGCCGCTCACAATGCCTACGGCGGCGGCGGTCAAATAGTCCGAAGCCGGGAACTCGGGCATGATAAACATGCCGAGGATGCCCAGCACCGCACCAAACGCACCGCAGATGATGGGAATCCACTTATTGTCCAGTCCAGTGGCCTTGACCACCTGGCCGACCAGGAAGCAGATCACAGTGATAACCGCCACTCCGGTGATACCCAAAGAAGAAATGTCCATGATATGTACCTCCATCAAATCAGATTCAACCGATCCAGCACGACGGCCAGCTCCTGCCGGGTCATATTATCGCGGGGCCGGGTGCCGTCCAGCACGCCCTTGTCCTTGGCCTTCTGCCACGCATCAGCGGCCCAAACGTCCGGGGTATCCTCCGCGTTGTCCGCTCCCGTTTCGCCCTGCCAGGCCACGCCCAGCCAGTCACAGATACCCTTTGCGGTGGCCTCGGCCAGCTTGTCCCGGTACTTCGTATCTTTGAGGTACTCCACGTCGGCCTTGTTGGTGTGGAAACCGTACTCAATGAGTGCGGCGGGGGCGTCCGTCTTGGCGAGCACGGTATACATCTCATGCTTGATAGGTTCACTTCTTAGGGCCACCCCCGCGGCGTGGAACGCGTTGACCAGCTTGGAGGCCAGAACATTGCGCTGCGCCGTCATAGGCCCTGCGCTGGTGTAGATCTCCAGCCCGGACGCGCTCGACCAGCCCCCCTCCCCATAAGCGTTGGTGTGGATGCTCACAAAGCAGTCCGGCTTTGACTTATTACTGATGTTGGCCCGCTCCGTCAGGCTGGGGTAATTGTCCGCCGTCTTGGTGAGCACCACACCCACCCCCTGGGCCTCCAGCAACGGCTTGATACGCTGGGCCATGTCCCAGGTAAACTCCCACTCTTTGTAGGTGCCGTCCGGGGATCCGTTGACGTTGCCCGGCCCGTGTCCGGGGTCGAGGCATACAGTATGCTTGCTCATAGGCTTGTCCTCCTCTTCCGGCGGCGTCTCAGCGCCGTCCTGCTTGAGATATACACAAATCCAGTTGTGCACCTTGCGGCTGGCGGTGATGCGCTCCCCGCCGAAATCGCACTGGCTGGAGCCGCCCCCGTCCAGCATAACGGCAGAGGCCCAGCCCAGCCCGGCCAACTCGTCCCGCAGAGTTTCCGGCGTGGCTGCGTCTCCGGTCCCATCGCCAGAGCAGTAGAGGGCCAGACTGCCACCACGCAGGCCGATAGCACTGCGCCCCCGCTTGCCTCCCTGGGCCGAGCCATAGGAGGGCTTATCCACCGGCTTGCCGGAGGCAATTAGGGCGGTCACCGCGATAAAGTTATCCGCTCCCTCGTGCTCGGAGGTCATGCGGATGTCAGGCCCCTTGTCCCAGGCGTAGCCCATCGGCCGCCAGGGCGTGCCGGAGAGCATCGCCCCGCCCACCTTAAGCAGCGGGCAGGGGGTGCCGTCTAGGTTCCACATGCCGCCATTGAGCACGTAATGAGCCTTTGTTTCAGCCTTGACCTGAGAGAGCGTCTTGCGGCAGTTGGTGACTCTCAGCTCAATCCGTTCTACGGACGAGAGCGGGACGTATGTAATGAGCTTACTCATGGTCGCTGGGCTTCTCGCCGTTGATGGGGCCGGGGTCGGCGGCGTTCTCCATCAGCTCAATCATGCCCTGATAGTCCTTTGCATTCCACAGGGCGGCCAGGGCCTTGACGTTACTCCGGCGCTTTCTGATCCAGGCGTTAAATTCGTCGTTCTCCGCGGCCAGATCTGCGTCGGCGCCCAGTGCTGCCCAGTCAGGCCGAAAGGCCGCAGGCAGATTTTCCGCGCTGGGATGCTCCGCCCTGCCGTGGCGGATGTTGTCCTGCACCATGTTGCCGCCTACACCCACATCCACATCGTTGGCGTTGGCGATCGCGTAGCAGGCGGGGGTGAGCTCGTCCCAGTTGATGTTTTTCATTGTTGTACTTCCTTTCATTTTTGTTTTGTGGTATACTTTTTTCAGCCGTGGCGGCTGGCAAACTCCTTTCCATCAACAACACGAAATCCATCCTAACGATTTCTGTAGATGGTTCCCCGCCACGGTCTTTTTATCGGGAGGTGCCTTATGAATATTGTTGTAATCTGCTCCAAGTGCGGAGCTGTGTGCCCATCCACATGGGTCAATGGTCAGCGCGAATGGCTGTGGGAGGGGCAGAAATGTGAGACGTGCGGCGCAGAGGCTTGGGCTGCACACGACCCCAACCGTGATTGGCGCACCAGGAAGCCGCTGGAAGCACCCTCCCGTTTTGCTCCAAAGGATTGACCTCTGCCGCCCAGACAGGGCGGCTTTCTATTTGGTCAGTTGAGCGGCCAGCTCTTGGTACTCCTCGGGGGTGAGTCGGTCGGCGGCCAGGTAGACATCCATCTTGTCCTGGAGGCCGTCGGTGCGGCCCCGGTCAATAAGCAGCTTGCAGAGATTAAATACCGTGTTCATGTCCTTCCCCTTCCTCAAACAGCATTGGTGGTGATTTCCAACATACAAAGTCGTTCCTCGTGCTCGGCCAGCATGTCCAGGGTGATGTCCTCTTCCGAGGGCGGCTTGGGCTCCTGCTCGGGCTCTGGAGGCCGCTCCGTGGGCGTGACACCCACCAGCTTGCCGTCCTCAATCTGGAGCTCACACCAGCCATAGGTCGCCCACACCGCGTCATGGAGGTGGGCGGGTACCTCTATGTAGCCCTCCAGCCAGCAGGCGTGCCGCCCGCTCTGGCTCTGGATCGGGTGCTGGCCGGTCTCCAGCGGGTCAATTTGGATGATGGTCATATTTAATTCACCTCTTATTTCTAAACTATGGCGTAGTAGTGATATACAACTTGAGATAAATTAAGCTGCACAGTTGCTGCATCAGATGGAGTATAGTCATAATACCAACTGAAAGTTTTTCCATCCGCTGATTTTTTACCGTAAGAATCTCTTGAGTTGCTAGAGTAGAAAAAACCAAAGCCGCTTGTATACTCAGTAGGGATAATGCTGCCGGGAATAATGACAGAAGTGTTGCCAGTACCAGAATTGTCGATACTTTGATACGAATCTGGCCGTTGCATGCCATAAATACAGAGTATTTTAAAGGGTTCGGCTAAGGTTATTTGATTAGGGTTGCTTTTACCTGTTTTTCCTGTCCCCACATAGCTCCCCAAAATAACCCTCGACCCCGCGTGCTCGTCCACGTACTGCTTATTTGCGGCACTATTGGATGCCGTTGGCGCGGACAACCCTATCAGCTCAACTGTTCCGCCAATCGAGCCGCCACTGGACCCGCCGGAAGCATTAGCCACCAATTCAAGCCGACTTGCAGATGAGGGAGATAGTTCTATCGAATTGCTGCCATAGCCAAATTCAATCCCTGATCTAATTTCGAGAACGCCCTCAACTGTTCCTCCGCTCAGCGGCAGGAATGGAGCACTTTGCATACCAGCCAGAGCGGTGTTAAACTCCTCTTCGGTTCCGGTATATCCTTTCTCTTTTGCCGCCTGATAGGCGGACTTTCCAGGTGCACCATCCTTGCCGTCTGCCCCTGGAGCTCCGTCTTTGCCGGGCAGTCCCACCCCGGCAACTTTTTTGCCGTTTACAACGATAGCCATGTGCTACACCTCCACCCATTGCCACATGCCGGGACTGTCGGGCGGCCACGTACAGGGAATCATGTCCCCACCCTCGGCAACCTTGTAGACCTTGCCGTTGTAGCTGTAGTGCTTGCCCGCGTGGCAGTCCATGCCGTACACCCACGGGATGGGGTCGTCCGCTGTGCCAGCGTGCTCGCGGTCAATAGGCCGGTAGATGGCGAGCATGCCGTCGTCGTGCGGGGGCATCTCCTCTTGAGGAGTTACCGCCTGCACCACCCGGTAGAGCTGGCCGCCGTCGTTGAGGATACGGCCCGCCGGGAGCTCCTCTCCTGCCTCCAAAACAGTCTCCCACGCCGGAAACAGATCGGGCATGTCCAGAGCGTAGGTGTCAAGTATGGCCGTGCTGGTGGCCGCATAGGCCCGCATAGCGGCGGCGTATTGCGGAGTTAGTTCAGGTTCCGGCGGTCTTGTGTCCGGGGTGGCCTGTCCTGTTTCGGGGTTGTAGCGCCACCCCTGCTCTACATCGTCCTGTACCTCTACACAGCGCCGTGCAAATGCCTCACTATACCACTTCTCCGGCGGGAGTGCATATTCCGGGATGATTTCGCGGACAGTGTTATCCTCACTTAAATAGACTGTTTTCATTAAAAATACCCCTTACCGTAAATCGCCACATATCCATCGCCACCCTTGCCACCTTTGCCGCTTGGCTTATACTCGCTGGAGCGGAAAGTATTCCCCGATCCAGCACCTCCTCCGCCACCGCCGCGGGTTCCATCAGTACCATTTGTTGCACTGGTCTGCATGGTAGCTCCAGCACCACCATTACCGGCTCCACCGTCACCGCCATTTCCGCCGGGAGTAGGCGGGTCATTAAGGCTAGGAGCACCACCCCCGCCACCTCCACCGCCAAAATATTTAAACCCCACAACAGAAAGCATAGGCCCGGCATCGCCATTGTTATTATCCATACCACCATCGCCACCTATCATAAGCCAGCCAGGAGCGATCTCATCGGAGGAGTAACCACCACCACGGCCACCAGAATTGGCACGACCACCGCCACCACCAGGTACGGTAATACCAAAAACGCTACTGCTCCCACCAGCGGAGCCATGATTCACGTTGCCAGTTCCAAGAGAAGAGACTGCACCAGCGCCACCAGAACCAACAACAATACTATTGTTTTGAATGCTATCGCTATCCAAAACATGGAAGAACGCTGCGGCCCCACCTCCGCCGCCTCCTCCACCGCGCTCTCCACTCGAACCGCCGCCGCCTCCAGCACCAACCACAACCACAAAAACATCTGTATATTTGCGGTTGAACGTATGGGTGTAGCTCCCTGGCGATGTGTATTCCTTTATCAGACTATATCCGATTGAGCCAAGCGCCTGTTCAACACTCGTGTCCACATACTGCTTGTTGGCGGCATCTGCGGAATCAGAAGGAGCGGCCAGATTGGCTATCTTGTGCCCGGTCATATCCGTGTTTGCTTTAAGTGCAACACCGCTCTCAGAGGTCTGTAGCACCTGCGTCGTGTTGTTGACCAGATTGATGCCGGAAGTGCCGACTGTGATCGCTGCCGCTCCCTCAGCCAGGGGGGCCTCAATCCGGATATTCCCGTTTGGCATCATCTTGATTTGAGCGGCAGAGCCCCCGTGCTTGATGGCCTTGTCCGCCGGGATGGTGATATCTCCCTGCATCGTCCCGCCAGTCAAAGGCAGATACTCGCCTCCGCCCTTTTGGGCCAGCTCGTCGATCGCCTCTTGCACGTTGGTAGCCTTCAGGCCGCTGCCCGTATTGCTGTAGCCCACCTGTTCGGCGGTGAGGGCGCCGCCCTCTCCGTCTTCTGTCACCTCAATGGTGTAGGGGCCGTCGCCCAGGCTCTCCCCCATCTGCATCGTGCCGCCGCCGGAAACAGTGACGGCGTCCGGTGTATCCAATGTCAGAGTGTTTCCCTGTTGAGTCGCTTTCACCCGTGTGCCGCCCTGAATGGTCAGAGCGTTTACACCGTTTATTGTTGCATCCTTACCGGGTGCCCCATCTGCTCCGGCCGGGCCAGCAGGCCCATCTTGTCCCGGGTCCCCCTTCGGGCCGGTCGGCCCAGCAGGCCCTTCCGGGCCCTGGGGGCCTTGTGCTCCATCCGCCCCGGCCTCTCCGGGATCACCTTTGGGCCCCTGGGGGCCCGTGGGGCCAGCCGGGCCAGCAGGCCCCTGCGCCCCGTCCTTACCCGGAGGGCCCTGTTCGCCCGGTGCCCCGGCTGGGCCGGGGGAACCTGGCGCGCCGTCTGCTCCGGCGGGGCCTGTCAGCTCTCCGGATTCATACTTCTCCTGGAAGGTCTGTCCGTCGGTGAAGGTCACCAGACTGGCGGTGTAATCTCCCTTGGCCGGTTTCACCGCTCCTGTGCGGTTGTTAAAGGAGGTCACACCGCCGCCCGCCGCGTCCTGGGCCCGTGCAGACCAGTATTTGGCGTTGTTGGTGTCCTCCCCTTCCCGCGTTCCGGTGCCGCCCACCGCCCAGCTCTCCGCCTCCGTGGCGGATGCCGCGGCGTTTTCCTCCGCCTGACCGATGGACACGGCACTGGCGGCGGCCGCTTCCGCGCTCTTCTCTGCTGCGGCAGCCTTTTGCCCGGCCAGCTCCGCGCTGGCCGCAGCCTCTCCGGCGGAATCACTTGCATTTCCAGCCGCCGCCTCTGCGCCGTTCTTGGCGCTGACTGCGGTTTCCTTCGCACTCACCGCCGTCTCCGAAGCCGTGACCGCGGAATCTCTCGCCGCCTCTGCGGCTGTCTTTGCGGATTCCGCCGCCGTCCGTGCAGTCTCCGCCTTGCCCTGGGCCATAACCGCAGCGTCTCTGGAGGCCGCCGCCCCCTCTGCGCTCTTGCCTGCCTGGGCCGCGCTTTCGGAAGCCTGGGATGCACTTCCCGCCGCCGCTGCCGCGCTCGCGCCTGCATCTTCCGCTTTTTGCGACGCCGTGGAGGCGCTGCCCGCTGCTGCCAATGCGCTTTCCTCTGCGGCATCTGCATCTCCGGCCGCCTGGGCCGCGGCCGCCTCTGCCGACTTGCGCGCGGCTTCTGCCGCTGTGGCCGAATCCGATACCGCCTTTTGAGCAGCTTCCGCTGCCTCCGCGCTTTTCGCCGCATCTTCTGCGCTGCCCGCAGCCGCCGCGGCGCTGTCCACGGCCTTCCCTGCTTCCTGCCGCGCC